TTGTAACCTGTTGTAACGCTATGATGATTCTTATAGTGTTAGCTATATATATACTTATTAGAAGTTTAAGCTTTTATAGGTATAGTATATGTAGGTTTTTTAGGTGTATGATGCCTCACATTAAGAGTGAGACGTACAAATAAAATAGAATTACCAGTGTTTTATTGCATAATTAGGTTGATATGCGCTATAACAAACAAATTTATAACTGTTTGTAACAATTTTAGTTAATAATAGTTTGTTGTTGGTAACACCATGCAATATAATGCACTGACAGTAACCGATGAGTACAAAATATAACTTGGTAACAGATAGTATGTGAGTAAACGCACTAATCAGCACGTTTACCCACACTACAGTTACGCTCCTACAGTCTCCTGTTCAAAGGCACCCAAGCTTTCTACAGCCACATTAGGACTGTCAGCTTGTTCAACCCAGCGTAGATTTGTTTCTTCCCCTGTTTTTAAATCAACCACAGGATTGTCACTCAATTGAAAGCCCGGCATTTCATCCCCTGCATTAAGCTTGCTTTGCAAAGCTTTAATTGTTGGGTGACTACCACGCATCACTTGATTAGTTTTTGGGTCTATGAGAGATAGGACCCCAAAGGTTACATTACCTTGAGTTCTTGTTCCAACTTTCATCCCTGCTAAAGTACCTACCTTGCTTGAGATAGGCTTGTCTGTTACGATGATAGTAGCTGTTCCTGTACTATCATTTACTCTTAATTTTCTGAAAAATACTGACATAATTATTATATTTAGATTTAGTAATGTACTGACACAGGGGGTATCCCTGTGACAGTTTTTAGCTGGGGAGCAGATTGTTAGAACATCTTAAGCACGCCAAACACATAACTTTTAGGAGGGGCATAGTGAAAATAATTCATGGTGCGGGGGCATGTTATTGGTGAAATATTTTTATAGGATTTAAAATTTTAGTATATTGTCATTATAGGTAGGTTAATAACTTAAAGAATAAGGTATGAGCAATTGGGAGAATGAAGGTTATGATGAGTCAGCAGGTTTGACAGAAATAGAGAAGATACAGTTAGATGCTGTTATTTTAGATATAGCGTATAATAATGCGTGGTTGTTATTGACTGGCGAGTTGACGTTTGAGGAGTTGATTCCTAGTGAATTCAATAAAGACAAAGAGGTCGTAATAGCTTATGATCCTAATGATGGTCCGCAGCGTGAAGGCTTAGAGAACATGTTAACTTATTTCGTAGAAAGAGAAGAATATGAGAAGTGTTCAAAAATAAAAGAAATAATGGACAAGATATATCCAACAAACATTAAAGCTTAAAATTATGCCAACAAAGAAAAAAAGTACTGTAAACAGTTCAGGTAACTACACTAAACCTGGAATGCGTAAGAGATTATTTAATTCAATCAAGGCTGGTGGCAAAGGTGGGGCTCCTGGTCAGTGGTCTGCACGTAAAGCGCAAATGCTCGCAAAACGTTACAAAGCAAACGGAGGCGGATATAAAACAAAGAAGTAATGAGCAATAAAATATCAGAGAAAACTGAACTTACATTAGATTTAAAAACATTAATAATTATAGTAAGTTTTGTTGTGACCGCAGTGGGTATGTGGTTTGCTATACAAGCAGACATACAGTTAGCTAAAGAGCTGCCTGAACCAGAAGTTAGTAGAACTGAATATGATTTAAAAGATCAATTGGTTAGGGAGACAATAATGAATACTCAAGAAAAAGTAGAGCAGAATAGTGAAAAGCTTGACAAAATAGATGAAAAGCTTTATCAAATAATAAAAAAATAAATCATGAAAAAGACATTAGCGTTATTAATGCTGTTGTTTGTTTGCTGCACTATGTACTCTCAAGAGTATGTTTTACTAGAAATAAATTCTGAGTGGAATTGGTCAAATAAAGCTAAGATTGATAAAATACATAGTATAACTCATAAAGTAGCTTATTTAGAGCAACAAACACTTAGTTTTAAGAAAAAAGTAAAATCAGTACCGTTGGTTATATTATACAAAGACGGTAAACCTATTAAGCGTTGGCAAGCTGATTTAAGCTTTAAGTTGATTATAACTAAAGAGCAAGTATTAAAAGCTATAGAAACTGAGAAAAATAATTAAGCAATGGACGCAAAGAAATTAAAAGAAATATCAAGCCAATTAAAGAAGGCATCAGCTATGCATAAAGCACAGGCTGCTAAGATAGATAAACTTATAAAGGCAATGCCAAAGAAGAAGAAGTAATGGCAAAAACTAAGCAGCAAAAGAGTCTTACTAGATGGACTAAACAGAAATGGAGGACAGCAAGCGGAAAGAAATCATCCGAAACGGGAGAGGTATACGCACCTTCTAAGACTATATCTAAGCTTAAGAGTACTAAATCTGGAAAGAAAAAGCTAGCTGCAGCTAATGCAAAGAAAAGAAAAGCAACTAAAGCAGGTAAACAGCATGCTAAACATGGTTTACATAAAGGAAAGAAAAGATAATGGCAGCAAAAAAAGATTCAAGGCTAACAAGAGCTGGAGTAGCAGGATATAATAAACCTAAACGTACACCAGGACATCCCAAGAAGTCTCATGTAGTTGTAGCTAAACAAGGAGATAAAATAAAAACTATTCGTTTTGGAGAACAAGGGGCTAGTACAGCAGGTAAACCAAAATCAGGTGAGTCAGCTAGAATGAAAGCTAAACGTAAGAGTTTTAAGGCAAGGCACGGAAAGAATATTGCTAAAGGTAAAATGAGTGCTGCATATTGGGCAGATAAAGTAAAATGGTAAGATGACAGAAGATAATTTAATACAATTAGGATTTCAAAAGGTATTGGTTACAGAAGAGGAGTTAGAACTAGACTTTTATTATTTTGAAAAAAGCATTAATGGATTATCATTCCTTACTGGAAATAATGCTGAAGCCGAAGCTACTGGAAACTGGTATATAGAAGATTCTTCTTTTACAATTAGAATATGGCAATATTCCGAAGCAAAAGATCTAATTAATATAATAGAACGTAACTTAGTTTTAAAATAAACATGTAAACTTTTTTTATTTAAACTATTTTTGTTATTTTTGTTTTTATTCATCACATAAAAACAAAAACAATGTCTGATTCTAAAATTAACACAGATCTTCAGGACAAAGATCCTCAAATGTCAAAGGAAGAGCTTTCTCAAAGAAGAGAAGAGATAACAGCTTTTTATAAAGACAACATTCCACACTTAGAAGTGCAAGCAGATTATGAAACATTGCTAGCTGCTATTGAAAAGGCTAGAGCTGAAAGAATGCAAGCGCAAATGTTTATGGCTCAACAATATGCTTCTCAAAAAGGTGAAGGTGCTCCTGATCCTAATTCACAAGAAGGAAAAGCATTTCAAGAAGCAATGGCTAAAGCAATGTCAAATGAAACAGCTTAGTTTAGGAAGTACAGGTTCTGAGGTAAGGGTTATTCAAACTGTAATGGGTATTAAAGCCGATGGAGTATTTGGACCACTTACTGAAAGAGCTGTAGAAAGATTTCAGCTATCTAAAAATATAGAAGTAACTGGTATTGTTACTTCTGATGTTTGGATATTGATGTTTAATGCAAACTATGATAATACTGAAGCAATAGATCAAGATACTGATATATCAGAGGAGTACTTTAGTACTAACTATGATCAAACAGTACATAGACACTATTTACCAAAAGACGAGTATATCAAAGGTCCAATTAAAAATGATTATGTTGTATTACATCATACAGCGGGTAATGCTAATCCATATGCTTGTATAGACTATTGGGCTAGGGATTCACGTGGTAGTATAGCAACAGAGTTTGTATTAGGTGGTCAAAATCACAGAAATGGAAATAATGAGTTTGATGGTGTTATGGTTCAAGCTTTTCCAGATGGATGTCAAGGATGGCATTTAGGTAGAACTGGTTCAGGTTTTATGAATCGTCACTCTGTTGGTTTAGAAATATGCAATATGGGATATTTAGATGTAAACGGTAATAGTTTTAGAACTTATGTTGGATCTAAATGTATAGAGTCTCAAATATGCACTTTAAAGCAACCGTTTAAAGGTAAGCTGCATTGGCACAAGTATTCTGATAAGCAAATTGAAGAGACTGAAAAATGGATTAGATATGTAGGGGAAAGAGATGAAATAGATATTAGACTAGGGCTTAAAGAGTTTATTTTAAAGTATGGGCCATTAAAAGCTTTTGGTTTTCAGCAAAGCGCTTTTTATGGAAATATAAAAGGATTATTAACACATGGCAACGTTAGAAAGGATAAAGTAGATTGTTATCCTAACCCAGATCTTGTTGACATGATATTAAGTTTATAAATATGGCTATAGTAAATAAAGTAGATTTAAAACATCAGGTTGATATTAATACCTTAATTAAATATCAGATAGTTACACATTGCTTTTTTAATAATATATCAATTAGCAATTCAGATTTAAAATTTTTAACTGAATTATCTAAAAATGTAGGTGTAGAGTTAACTAAGTTTTGCATTGAGGCAGTTAGTAAGGGTATTTTTAAAAGCGCTCAATCAGCCAGAAATGCAATAACCAAAGCAGAAAAGAAAGGTTTAGTTATTAAGAATGGCAATAATAAAAAAACTATTTCATTAAACCCAAATGCAAATATACAGTCATCAGGTTTAGTTTTACTAGATTATAAAATATTAGGCCGTGAACCCAAAGAAGCATAAAGACTTTAAAAGTGGTATTGCCAATGAGGTTGGTGTACATCCTTCTGTAGTTGATGATTTTATATCATTTTACTATTCAAAAGTTAGGAAGAGTGTATCTTCTTTAGCATATCCTAGAATTAATATAGAAGGGCTAGGCACATTTTTTATTAGAAAGAATAAACTAAATAAAGCTATATTAAAAAATAAAAGCTTGTTAGGTAACATACAAAAGCAAACTTATAATGTGTTTGCACAAAGTCAAGATATTAAAGATAATATTAATCAAATGGAAGCGGCAATGATTCAAATTGAAAAAGACATCCAAGATAAAAAAGACTTTAAAGATGATAAAAAATAAATGGAGTAAATATCTAGATGCGTTTAAAAATGCAGATAAAATTGCTGAAGGCATAAAGAATAAAGTGTTTAAAAAAGAACATGTTGAGGCTGTAGCTACTGATAGATTTCAAGTATGCATTAAGTGTTCTTTATTTGATTCAAGAGGTGATGACTGTTTAGCTCCTGGAACACAGCCTTGTTGTTCTGATTGTGGTTGTAGTTTAGCTTTTAAAGTTAGATCACTATCTTCAGAATGCCCTAAAGGTTACTGGGATGCTTACGCCTCAGAAGATGAAGAAGAATTAATAAACAAACAAATAGAAAATAATGAAAATATTAATTAACTATATATACAATAATGAGTCTACACCTGTTATAATAGGTTCAGTAGATGGTTATTGGTATACTACAATAGCATAATTATGGCATTAAGATTTATAGAAGAAGGTCATGTGTATGAAAGTACTAATGATGAAAAAATAAAATGGTTAAGTGTAACATCCTTTATTGCCAAGTTTAAACCTAAATTTGATAGAGATGCTCAAGCTAAAAGATCATCTAAAAATAAAAGGTCTAAGTGGTATGGTATGACACCTAAAGAAATTATTGCGGCATGGGATGGTGAAACAGATAGAGCAATAAAATTAGGTAATTTTTATCATAACCAACGAGAAGCAGATATGCTAGATCTTAAAACAATTGGTAGAAATGGTATAGAAGTACCTATTATAAAACCTATTGTTGATGATAATGGAATTAAACTGGCACCAAAACAAAAACTTGAAGATGGTGTATATCCTGAGCATTTAGTTTATTTAAAATCAGCTGGTCTATGTGGTCAGGCAGATGTTGTTGAAATTGTTAATGGACAAATAAACATTAATGATTACAAAACAAATAAAGAAATAAAGGAAAAAGGCTTTACTAACTGGGAAGGGATTACAAATAAAATGTATATACCAGTTAATCATTTAGATGACTGTAATCTTAATCATTATAACTTACAACTCAGTATTTATGCTTATATTATTAAAAAGCATAACCCTAAACTTAAAATAGGAAAGCTTACAATACAGCATGTAAAGTTTAAAAAAGTAGGAGAAGACTCAAATGGATATCCTATTAATGAACATGTTAATGGAGAGCCTGTATTAGAAGAAGTAAAAATATATGAACTTCCATATTTAAAAGATGAAGTAAATTCAATTATAATGTGGTTAAAAAATAAAAAATAATGGCATCAATACAATTAACACAAGTTTATTTAGCACAAACAGCACCATTAACAAATCCTCCTACATTATATACTGTACAAGGATCAGAATCTTTTATTGCAATAAATCCTCTCATGTTGAGTGCTGTTGGCCCGGTTTATCAGCAAAATGGTAGTTTAATAGATGTACGTCAAATATATATAACGGGGTCTACTGTACCAATTTACGTTAATGATAGTTATACTACAATAAAAGCTGCTATAGACGCATTATAAAATATAAAATTATGGTAATAAGATTATTTGATATTCAAAATAGTAAAGTTGTATTGACGGAGCATTGTTATGCTTTGCCATTTTTAAAAGGCATTATGATAGAGTATCCAGATACACATATGGCTGTGTATCAGTATTTATTTTATATGTCATGTCCTAACCCTGATTTAAATCCTTTCTTTAACTTACCAGAACATGAGAAAGAGGACATAATTATAGAAGAGATTGAATTAGAAGAATCACCTGAAGACGGGATAATTATAAATGCTTTAGAGAAATGCAAAAAACTTTATGAAACTCCAACTTACAGAGCATATGTAGGTATAAAGTCTATGCTAGATAGATTAGCAAAGTATATGGAAGTAACTGCAATTGAACATGGCAGGGATGGTAATATAAATGCTATGGTCAATGCTGCTGCTAAATTTGAAAATATAAGGCAGTCATATAAAGGTGCATTTACTGATATGAGACAGGAACAGGAAAGTTCAGTACGTGGAGGTGCTGGATTAGCATATGATCAAATATAATGAATAAACAAAAAACAAATTGGCATTTCTGTTATTGGGATGAGCCAGAATTTAATTATAAACCAGTAAAAAAAACTAAACATGGGACAGAAAGTAATACCAGTAGGAAAGAAGTTATTGTTGAAACCAAAAAAACAAAACGAGTATAGTAAAGGTGGAATATTTATACCTGATATGGCTAGAAAGAAAGAGTTTAAGGGTACTGTTATTGGAAAAGGAAATGGTGTTGATGAAATACAAATAGGTGACATGGTTCAATATACTGAACACTGTCTACCTACTACTATGGAACATGATGGGTCAGATCATTTGCTTATACAAGAAGGTGATGTATTTGCAATCCTTATAGATGAGTAGAGTTATACCTACATATAACAATGGAGTTTGGGAGACAACTACATTTGAAGATGATGTATTATTTAAAGAATATCTATCTGGTATATTTAAAGAGCCTGGTGAATATGAGTTTAATAAAATAGCTTTAGAGTTTAATAAACAAGCTAGAATATTTAATGATCAAGGATTTTATTGTAATAAACCATTTAGATCTAAAGATTTTACAGCTTATTGGGAAGACCAAAAGAATAAATGTAGAACAGGAGTCTTATATAAAGATAATGGCAAGGTGTGGTATCTTACTAGAGACTATTATATGTGGCTTAATTTTTTACCTATTTTTGATAAAGAAGAAAAGCATTATGGTTTTGCTAAAGTAAGGGATGCACAATATCATATGGCATTGTATGAAGTTATTGCAGAGTTAAATAATAAGCATGTAGCTATACTTAAGAAAAGACAGATAGCTTCATCTTACTTTCACATGGGTAAGATTATAAATCAATACTGGTTTGAAGAAGGTTCAATTTGTAAAATTGGTGCATCATTAAAAGATTATATTAATGACAAAGGTTCATGGAAATTTTTAGAAGAGTATAAAACTTTTTTAAATGAACATACTGCTTGGTATAGGCCTAGTAATCCAGAAAAAGTGTTATTGTGGCAACAGCAAATTGAAGTTAAGATAAATAATAGAAAGACGTCAAGAGGTCTCAAATCAAAAATACAAGGAGCATCGTTTGAAAAGAATGCTACTACAGGGGTAGGTGGTCCATGTACATATTTCTTTCATGAAGAAGCAGGAATTGCAAAAAACATGATGCAGACGTATGAGTATTTACGTCCTGCAATGTCTTCAGGTATGATGACTACCGGTCAATTTATTGCAGCAGGATCAGTTGGTGACCTTGAGCAATGCGGACCTTTAAAAGAAATGATACTAAATCCTAATGCAAATGACATATATTCTGTAGAAACTAACTTAATGGATGCTGATGGTACCATTGGTATGGCTGGGTTATTTATTCCTGAGCAATGGTCTATGCCTCCTTATATTGATAAGTTTGGTAATTCACTTGTAGAAGAAGCAATAGAAGCAATAAAAATAGAAAGG